GAGATTCAAATTTGCCGTGAAGCCGACTTTCATTCCCGGCCAATTGCCGAATTACGAGCTGAAGATTAACCCGACTGGAGAGAGAGTTTAGATGGCCCAGCTAGTCACATTGCATCTCAGTCCGATCTTTAGTAACTTTCGCAGTCGAATCGAATCGCTGCGAGATGCGATGCTGACGGACGGTCGAGAGATCATGCGTCGGGAGTGGTCGTTAAGTGTACGTGAGCGATTCTATCTAACCGGAAAAGGACTAGCATCGGGTATGAGCGCCGAAGCTGAGAAGATTATCGAAGACGGCAATCGCAAGACGTGGCGCATGACCCCTACGGAGATTCGCATGACCTTCGGTGAGTACGGCACAGGCCGACGCGGTGCTCAGTCAGGACAAACCGCTCCGGCAGGTTATCGCTACGGTCAACGTCAGGGAATGCGAGCACGGAGATTTAGTCGAATCGCGGTGAGCATCGCAGCCCCGCAAGTTCGTGATATGGCGATTTTGAAAGCTAGAAGCTTTGCGGCTCACGTGACGGTTAACTAGAAGCTTTTGGAGGTTTAGTAGAAGCCTTGTGGCAGCACCACCAACAGCGAATCAGATCAAGACGCAACTCGTCGCGCTGTTCACCCCGATTATCGGCACGGCCTTAACGAAGAAGGCTAAGATCCTTGACTATTTACCACTCGCTTACCTGCTACCCGAGGGCGAAGATCCGACAGTGCTAAGATCGCCACTCGATACGACGACGATCACCAGCGGTGAAGTAATGCAACGAGTGAATTGCCTGATGATTACCGAACTAGGATTCGACCAGACGCCGCCCCAGCAGGATAGCACTCGGTTAATCCAGATTCCCCGAGGCGAGAACATCATCACGCGGAGATTCGGCCTCGCCTACGCATACCAATTCGGCGCAGGTAGTGAGGCAGTCTTCAGTACGAATGTTGAGTTGATAAGGACGACATTGAACGCTAACCCGAAATTAGGATTCGCAACTTCTACCGCTGGCATTGCAGGTCAGGGTGCATGGATCAAGGACCACGGCGGCTTGCAAATGCCGTCGATGCTGCCTGCGCCGCTCAGTGGAGTGATTTGTCATGCAGCCGAAGGGACGCTGGCGGTGAGAGTGATTGAGGCACTGGGATGAAACTGAGCGAGGCTATTAGAGAAGGTTGCAAGCTCCGGCCCCGAGTCGGCGCATTAGGTGAACGCTTCTCCTATGTCGAAGGACGCGGACTCTGTTCCGACGTGTGGGGCGCGGCTTGTGAGGCCGTCCAGCCCGCAGTTGCGAACTTCAACTGGAACAAGTCGAACCTTGACACCTTTCGACGCTCAATGGATGCGTTTCGAGCTATCCAGCTTCAACACTTTGCTAGCTACTTTCAAATGCCGCTCCGCTGTCCGGGCCTGCGTCAGAGCGTGCTCAAAGTCGGCGGACGATTTATTAAACGTTTCGGGCATGAACCTGAACTGAAGACCTACGACGACTACGCGCGCATCGAAAACCTCGGCGGCATCACCAGCGAGTGTCCAAAGGTGGAGCACCTCGCAGGAATGGTGGATCACCTTTATCACAAACACCGCATGACGGCAGAGAAGATTGCCGACTGCGTGGAAGAGTACGAGAATGCCTGCGTGCAAAGCGCGCGGCAAATCGCAATCAATCGCAACTTTAACCACTACCAACTCAATTGGAGGTAATTCATGGGACTCTGGTCAGGACAAGGCCCGGTATTCTGGGCAAATCGAGACGCGAATGGAGATCCTATCGCTCCCTTCAAATGGTTTGGTAACGCGCCGACGTTCGAGTTCGGCATGGCTGTCGAGGAGTTGACGCACAAGGAGAGTTATAGTGGTCTCCGTGCGATTGACGCTCGCATCGACACTGAACTGAACTCCACTGTGAATCTCACTGTGGATGACTTCCGCGAGTCGAATATGGAACTCGCCTCTCGGGGTGAGGCTTCGGCGCTCGCAGGTGGAACAGTCACGGCGGAACAGGTACTGTCCGGTGCCCCTGCGCTGAACACGCTCTACGCGGTCAAAGGCGCAACTGGGCGAGTCAGTGGGTTCTCACTTACTGACAATGGGACTCCGATCTCTACGACGAAATACTCATGGGATGCGTCCGGCGTGTTCCAGTTCAACGATGTTACCGCTATGACCGGACCAATCGCCGCAACTTACACCAACGCCGCTGCACGACAAATCGGCGTGTTCAAGACTGCGGCTCCTGAAATTTGGATTCGCATGATCGGCAAGAACACAGCGGTCAACTCGGGCACGGACTTTGAGCGGCTCATCGTAGACGCGTTTAAAGTGCGACTCAGCCCAGCGGAAACCATCAGTCTCATCAGCGACGAATTCAACACGTTACAATTCACTGGCTCGGCACTGGCTGATCCAACTCGCGCACAGTCCGATCCCGAAGGCCAGTTCGCCCGTTTCATCTATCTCGATCCAGGTTCAGCGGTCCCGTCAGCATCGCCGAGCTTGTCGGTTTCACCGTCAGGTTCGACATCGCCTTCGGCTTCAACATCGCCATCGCCGTCGGTTTAGGGGAGTGATTAATGGAAACTAATCAGGTTGATCCGATGACTGACGGCTACCTGTACAACGGTGAGCAGAAGCCGTCGGCGCAACAAGTCGAATCCGCCAAGGTCGTGAACTTCCCGCGCAAGGTCGCGGCCTTTGGCAAAGAGTACGAGGTACGGGAACTAACCCTCGGGCCGATGATTCGCGCCTTGCCCCACATTGCTCCACTGGGCTACCTGCTCCGCTCGGTAACGAAGCAGGACGCAACTGATCTCCTCGTCAACGCACTTGCACTCTCCGGCGAGCCAGCGCTCGGACTACTCTCAGTGATCACCGAGGAACCTATCGAATGGCTGGAGAACAAAGATCCGATTGACGGCCTTGAGCTGCTCACCGCGCACGTTGAGGTTAACGTTGACTATTTTTTCGATTCAGCGAGACTCGAACGCATCAAGAACGCCTTCGGTCGTCTCGGCAAGGTAATCGAGCAGAAATCTGGCGCATTCTCCACGTCCTCATCAGCCACGGACACGGCTCCTTAGACCATCTACTCGGCCACTACACCCTTCATCAAGCCGAGCGCTTTGTCCACGAGATTTACGCGGATGAGTTGCTCGATAGGATCAATCGCGTTCACGATTTTCGCATTGCGCAGATTGACGACGCGAAGAAGTTCCAGTCGCAATACAACAGGTTATTGCGAGCTTATCGCCAGTTAGCCGCAACCGGACCACAGCGAAATATTCTAACGCCACAAGAGCAGCAGTTATTCGATAAGCAGCAGCATTACGAGTTCGGAGAGTTGAGCACAGGTGAGCAGCAGCAGTTGAAGAGTGAGATCGATTCCATGTGGGGACAAATTCCGGCGCACTTACAGGAGAAGGCGCGCAGCATGGCAGGAGTAAACTAGCTTGGCGGACAACCAGACACGGCTAACGATCGAACTTGAGACTGTTCTGCGTAATCTCAACGCGACGCTCAAAGGTCTCGATCAGATCAAGCGCAAGCTGGAAGCGGTTGCGGCAATAAAACCTTCTCAACGCACTTCCACTGCCGCAGTTGATCGTCAGGCTGTTGCCGCTCAACGCCTTGCCCAGCAGCAACAAGCCGCCGCTATCCGCGCGCAGCAACTTGCCAATGCCCAGACACGTGCCGATCAAACCACACAACGACTCGCATTGGCCCAGCAACGACTGGAAGCTGCCACCGCCGCCACTTCGGCTCGTTTAGGCCAGCAGGCGGATGCTCACGTGAAGGCTTTCCGTGCTATCGAGGCAGCGTCAAAGAAGACTACGCAGACGGTGCTGAATGTTGGTAATGCGCTGCGTAGCGTGGGGCAGGGATTGGCCTCGCTGGGAGCGACTTTAAGCGTGGGACTGACTGCGCCTCTGGTTGCCATCGGAACGGCGTCGATAGACGCGGCGGTGCGGCTGGATTCGTTGCGACGCGGACTGGGAGCGATTGTTGGTGGGGCTGATGAAGCGGCGCGACAGTTACGACGACTGACGGAGATCGCAAAACTTCCTGGCATCGGGTTCGAGGAAGCGATTCAGGGTTCGATTCGTCTGCAAGCGGTTGGGTTCAGTGCGAAAGAGGCTGAACGGAGCCTGCGCGAGTTCTCCAACGCCATTGCACTGACAGGGGGAGGTCGTGAAGAACTAGCGCGCATCACAGTCCAGTTGGGCCAACTCGCCGCGAAAGGGAAGGTACTCTCTCAGGATCTCCGTCCAATCATTGAAGCCGCACCCGCAGTTGGTCGAGCGCTACTGCAAGCCTTCGGTACAGTGAATGCCGATGACATTCAGGAACTGGGACTGAGCAGTAAGGAATTTCTCGGTGTACTAGTGGATGAACTCAGTCGCCTGCCTCGCGCTGCGGCCGGGGCGAAGAACTCATTTGAAAACTTCCGCGACGAGGTATTCCGCGCAGCGGCGGCGGTAGGGGAAGCCCTGTTGCCGGGGCTAATCCGCCTTGTTGAGGTTGTCGGTCCTATTGTTACAAGCTTGGCTAATGGATTTGCTAGCCTCTCTACTCCACTTCAGCTGATAGTAGTAGGCATCGCTGGACTTGCCGCTGCCGTAGGACCAGTGCTCTTTGTGATTGGTCAGCTTACTCTGGGCATCGGGCGATTACTGGTAGGGTTCGTCGAACTTAACGCGGCAGGTATTCTTCCCTCAATAGCTGGTCTACGTGCGTATGCGACCTCTGCTCTCAGTGCCGCTGCCGCCTCACGCGTGTTGGCCTCCACCACGGCTTTAGTTACTGCGGGCGTCGGAGCTGGACTGGCGGTGATCGGAGCTGCTGTCGCTGCCTACGCAATCTACAACGCCTTCCAGAAAGATGCGGTTACTCTCAGCAAGGAACGCGCACAACAACTTTCAACGGAAGTTGACGGATTACAGCAGCAACTAAAATTCCTCAATGGGCTGGAGCCCGGTGTCGCTCGTACCGCCGATGAACAGCAGCGTCTCTCCGACATCTACGACAAGCTCAACACGCAGGCGCAGATTCGCGTCGCAGGTATCAGTGACGAGGAAAAGCGACTTGCTGCCCTTCGTACTGAATTACAGAAGCTGATCCAGGTTCGCAGCGACGAACAGGTACAGCAGGCAGCGAGTGTCGCGGCGCAAATTGCAGCCAGCGCAGCGCAGATCACCGCTAACGAGAACAGTCGGCAGTCTCTCACCCAGCGAATCGCTGCGAATAACGCCCTGGTTGAAACCCTGGAACGCGAAGGCCGGATCACGCTCGAAACAGGTCAGCAACTACAACGGCTGGGAATTACCGCTGGCGGCGATGTGCGACAGGCGATCAACGCGTTGCAAGTGGAGTCCGCGAATCTGGTTCGTCGGCAGAAGGAACTTGGAGATAATACCGAAGAAACTCAGAAGCAATTAGAAGGCTACCTCGAAGCTCTCCGTGCACTTGATCCCCAGCATCGCCTCACCGCACGCCAGTTACTCACCCTTGCACAGAACATGGGGCTATTCCGTGGCGACATTCAGCAAATGGTCCCGGTACTGGAAGCCTATATTAAAAAGACCGATGAAGCCGCTAAGTCTACGGACAACTTTAATCGCTCCCTCAGTGAGAACGAGCGCAGGCTAAACGAGGCAGGGAAGCGTGCCGATGATGCAGCCAAGGCTCGAAGTACTTTAATTCAGTCTGCCGCCGCTGTAGCGCGAGAGACCAGTGTCAACTTTCAGGGAGCCTTGAAGTCACTGCGGCAGATGGTGGACGCAGTACCGGAATTGGCCGCAGCGTTCAAACGGGAAAGTGAATTAACCGGAAAGAGTCTCGACGAACTGCTACGCAACGCGCTAGAGTCGGCTTTCAAAGGCCGTAGCAAGGACAAATCCGGCACGTCGCTCCGCAACGCTCAGGAGCAACTGGCTAAAGCTCTTGCAGAGGTCGCACTGGCCTCCAGTGAGCAGCAGGTTGCCATTGAGAAGAACAAGAATGACCAGCTATTACAAGCTGCTGAGACCGCACAGAAGATCCAGCTAATCTCCTACCGCGAATTCCTCGAAGCGCGGGCGGCTCTAACTGCGGCGAGCATAGATCGAGAGATTACGCAGCAGGCGGACGTAGTTCAAGCAGCGAAACTTGCTCAAATTCGACTACTGCAAGCTGCGGCCAAACCGGGAATCTCCCCCGCTGAACGAACCAAGCGTCAGGCGCAGGCAGCGGAAGCGAATGAGACCGCGATCAAAGCTGAGACGAAGCTGACCGAGTTGCAGTCGAGACGCCAGTTGATTACCGATGGATTGAACCAGTCGATTCGTGAGGCTCAGCATGAGCAACTGAAGGACATCCGCCAACTGGAAATTCAGTACGCGGAACTCACCACGCGGATTGAAGAATCACTCAATACAGCCACGGATGAGAAATTTCGCGAATCACTCACGGATCTGGCGTTGGCGCAAGATCATCTCAACAAGCAAATTCGTGAAGCAACTCGACTGAAAGATGCAGATAAACTCGCTGAACTGGAACTAGCCCGCGCGCAAAATCAACGCCAGATCGAAGTCATTCAGAACATTATCACCCAGGAGCGTGCTACGAATCGACTGGCGGCAGCGCAGGACGTTATCGAGAAAGCAAAGCAGCGCCAATCGGATCTCGAAGGCCAGATTGCGAACGATGTTGAGCTGCGCGGGTTAACCGAGGAAGAAGCGATCCGGCGGCGACTGGCAGGTGAAAATGAACTCCGCGCAGTGCTCATCCAGCAACGAGACGCAGTTGAAGCTGTAGCACTGGCGTTGTTTGATGCGGGTCGTACAGTGCCAAAAGCACTCACCGAGTTCATCTCCCAGACGGACATTGTCATTGATCGACTTGGGAAACTGACATTCAGTGAACAATTCCGTCTCGCACAGAAGGAGTTTGACCGGCTCAATGACGAGCGGATTGCGAAGATCGCGGACGTTGAGCGCGCAGTACGCAACCGAGACATCGCTGAAGTTGAAGGTGCGATCATCATCCGCCGCATCAACGGCCAGTACACAGCGGATCTCGAAGCGCAACTGGCATTACTCAGACAGATTGCAGACGCCTCAAATGATCGCGATCTCCAGCGTCAGGCGGCAGATGCGGGCGAAGTCGTCAAAGACACGAAGGATCAGATCGCCAGTCTCAGCAAGCAGATCGAATCAGCAGGCAAAGACGCACTGCGATCAGGGTTCCGTGACTTCTTCAACGATCTCGCCAATCGTACCGCTACGGCGAAAGAAGCCCTGCTCAACCTGCTCAATTCGATCACTACGGCTATCAACGACGTAATCGCGGAAAGTCTCAGCAAAAAACTGTTTGAGTCGCTATTTGGCGGGCCGAATGATAAGCCTGGAGAGGGATTGATTGCGGCGGCTAAACGACTGTTCGGCTTCGGCGGAGATCAGGGCAAGGGTGCAGCGGTTGTAGACGCAGGGAAAGCAGCGGTAGATTCTACGGCGGTCGCCCTGGAAGCCGCTGGCACCGCATCAGCTACAGCACTCACCACCGGAGCTACCGCAGCAGGGGCGGCTCTGACTACAGGCGGAACGACAGCCGGAGCGACCCTTACAGCGGCCATAACCGCAGCCGCAGCGTCGTTTAGTGCGACTGTAATCGCAGCCGGGGCGGCATTTGCGGCGGCGGTGGGAGTAGGAGGCGGGGCGCAGGCAGCGGCGGGCGGGTTAGGCTCACTATTTGGCGGCGCAGCGGCAGCAGCGACAGGGCTGTTCCCGGCAGTTCCCGGTGGGGTAGTGCGGATTGTCGAAGGCGGGTATCCAGAGGCAGTGCTGACGACTGATCCACGACAGGCACAGCGTCAGGTAGCGATACTGAAGATGTTCCTGAGGGAGACGAAAGGACTGGGTGGGAGGATTCGTGGACTGGCGAGTGGGGGTTTTGCGCTGCCCGATCTCGCGCTGAATGTTCCACGTGTCCCATTGCCGAGCGCGGGCTTCGGGGACGTTCCGATCTCGTCTCAACGTGAGATTAGTTTCCGCAACATTAACCTTTTCGACAAGCGTGAGTTAGTGCGTGGGTATATGCGCTCAGCCGAGGGCGCGCAGGATTTTCTTAACATTGTGTCAGAGAACGCGCCGGACATTGGGCGTAGACTGGGGGTGAGATAGCGTGGGCCTGTCCGCTGTTGGAGCAAGGGAAATTCTCGACTTCGTACTGCGTGGAGTCTCACCGACGATTCCGAGCACTGTCTACCTGCGGCTACTGACCACGCCTTCGACAAAGACGAGCAGTGGCACAGAGACGGTCTATGGCAGCTATGCACGTCTGGCACTCGTGCGCGGCACCTCGCTATTCACTGACCCCGCGCTCACCAGTCGCAGCGTGAATGTCGATCCACTGGAATTCCCTGCGCCGTCGAGCTTAGACGACGACATCGTCGCATTCGACATCGTCAACACGTCGTCAGGACCGTTCACTGAAACTTACCTGTATGGATTTGTCAGACCGTCGAGATCGATTGTCGTGGGAACTCAAGTCTTAAAGTTTCCATCAGGTTCATTACTAGTTACCGCATGAACGATCAGTTCTACTTGTACCTATTCCAAGATTCTAGCAGAGACTACGCTTTCAGCGGCGTGGCCCATACAGTCGTCTCGGACGATATCGAATACCTCCCGGTCAGCAGTGTGTCGCACTCAGCCCCAACCTTCAGTAGCGATCCATCACAAGCTCGCACGACAGTCAGGCTGAGAGATAACCTAGATGTCGCCATCAACTACGTCTCTCATCCGCCGCCGAGTGAAACATCGTTGCGTATCTTCGAGGTACTGGCAACTGAAATCTCGGGCAATCAACTCATCGCTACTGAAGTCAAACCTCACTGGAGCGGCAAGATCGTCCGCGTGGCATGGCGAGACTCGTTCCGGGCCGTGGAGATCTCCTGCAAAACCAGACACGAAATTCACTTCAGTCGTGAGACGAACACAGAATCGCTCAACCCGCTGTGCAGATTCCACCTCGGCGACGGTAGATGTCCAGTGAACATTGAGGACTTCAAAGAGGTTGCCAGTGTAACCGCCATCAGTGATGACATCAGTGAGCCGACTGTGACGGTGGATGAGTTAGCTCAGGCTGATAACGACTACTACAAGGCAGGAATGATTCGTATCGGGAATGGGGATATGCGAACCGTGGATCTCGTTACGAATGGCGCAGGAACAACTCGCATCCTCACTCTCAGTCGAGCGTTCCCGTCAACTTCGTTACAGATCGGAGATTCAGTGGACGTGTTCGCGGGGGATGATCTCACACAGGAGACTTGCTCAGTGAAGTTTGGCGCTGCAACTGACTCAGGTGCGGCTTGGGGTGGGTGGAAGTTAACGCCGAATCGCGACTATCAAAGGGACGGAATCCGATGAAGCTAGAGCGCAATCGAAGTAGGGATTACGCCGACGATCTTTTCAGTCGGAACGTCTTCATGCTGCTCGGAGAACTTCTCGATAGCTTCTGCTACGCCTTCACAATCCTCAACTACTTTCTTTCTGGTAGTCCCATCGGGCAGGTAGTATTCGATGATGTAGTTCATGCGAGGAGTATAGCATGAGCGTCCAATTCGCGCTGATTGCGGCGCAAATGTATCTCGGAATCATAACTCAGAAGCGACCGAAGCGCCTGACCTTTCAAGATCTCCTCGACTCAAACAAAGGTGACGAGACTCGGCCCATCCCTTACGTGCGCGGTAGATGGAAAACCACCCCGCAACGCATCTGGCTCGGCGACTTCTCGGCACGTGCAGTCGAACGCGACTCGGTCTGGACTGACTACGTGTTCTTTGGTCCGGTACTAGCCGCGCTCCTCGACACGATCACGGTCGGCTATCGCTACTATGTCGGACAGGGATTTGCGCTCAGTTGGGGACCGATCAATCGCGTGCATCAGGTGTACGTGCAGGATTTGCCCTGTGCAGTTGCACCAGTGGTGGATAACGCCGGGGGATCGCTGCTACTGGACGACCCGCAACTGTTCGGTGGGGATCAACCTCCGGGACAGGGTGGGATTTACGGGCTGTGCGATGTCGTAGCCGGAACTTATACGCAGGGCCGGAATGCTTACCTGCAATCGGTGGAAGGGAATGTCCCGGCACTGCACGGAGTCGCGGCGCTGATCATTCGTGGTCGTAGCGGATTCACCGAGTCCGGCTACTTCGCGGCGAACTCAATCGAACTCCACGAGTGGAAAGTCGAACTCATGGCATGGCCGGACGTGCTCGCAACCGGAAACGCACAACTGCCGGATCAGTCCTTCAATCGGATTCACTGCATGTACGAGTGGGCCACGAGTGCGGACTACGGTGCGAAGTATCCGGTGAGCTATATCCACCTGCCGAGCTGGCGCGCAGCAGCGGCAGCTTGCTACACGGACGGCCTCGGATTCTCCGGGGAGATCAACACTGGCGGAAATGTCGGGGAAGTGTTCGATCAACTGCGCGGATCTGTTGATGCTGAGGTCTACGAGCATCCGCGCGACGGGCTGAAGATCAAGTTGATTCGCAAAGACTACTCGATCCCAGCGTTGAAGGTACTGGATGAGTCCAACTGTAACAACGTAGAGGAATACACACCGGGAGCAAATGAGGATACCTTTAATCGAGTGACTCTCGATTACATCAATGCTGAAAACAACTATCAACCTCGTCCGGCTGTATATGAAGACCCTGCTAATTACCACCTCCAGCAACGGCCATCCACTAAGCAAATTGAATACCCCGGCGTTGCAAGTGCGGAGCTAGCCCAGAAGCTCGTCACCCGAGATGGCCGCGTGCTATCCCAACCTTTCCCACCACTGACACTAAACGGGAATGATGACGCTGAGGAACTCTGGCCGGGGGATGTCTACCATTTCCAGTGGAGAGATCCGCTTATTCGTAAGATCTTCCGCGTTCACTCACGCACACCGGGGGTGAGTTATGAGGGCGAGCGCAACTTTCGACTAACCTCGACTGAGGATCAGTACAGCATCGGAATGTCCGTGTTCGGTGCGCCGAGTGGAACAGACTCAACCAATCCCGCTGACATTTGGGACACCGCACCTCCGAGCGCCTCATGGGACGATGTTGCGATTCCCTCCAATGGGTTGCGCATGGATATCACGACTGGACTGTCAGGAGAAGTGAGTAGCTTCATCACTGGAGCGATTGAGTTCGGAGTTTACGCAGGTGGTCAGTATGCGCGCATCTATGTCACTCCGCCGGGAGAAGCGCAATCACTGACGCCAATCCGACTCTCACCGGACGCCGACAACAAGGCCCAATTCACTTGGCCTGCGTTAGTTCCCGGCACGTATCAATTCTGCGTGCAGACATTCGCCATCGTCACTGATGCAGCCAATGGAGTGAAAGTGTGCGAATCGACTCTCGCTGCATCGTTCAGTCCGAGTCCAAGCGCGTCCGAGAGTCCAAGTGCGAGCGCGAGCTTGTCACCAAGTAGCTCAGTGTCGCCTTCGGTTAGCCCATCTCTCAGCCCCAGTAGCAGTGTGAGCCCTTCTGCGTCGCAGTCGCCGAGCAGTAGTCAGTCACCGAGTTCCAGTGCGAGTCTCAGTGTGTCACCGTCGTCTTCGTCGTCGGCATCTGTGAGCCCTTCCGCAAGCGCGTCAGCCTCTCTCAGCCCGAGTTCGTCCGTGAGCCCATCGGTGAGCCCGTCATCGAGTGTCTCACCCAGCTCAGCGCCGTTTACGCCGTCAGATCTCGCCGGTATCTGGGAGTGGTGGGAGCCGCGACTGGAAGGGTTGAGTGATGGCGCTACAATCACCACTCTCACCGGACAGGTCTCCCCCGGAACCGGACACAACTGGACGCAGGGCAGTTCCAGTCTCAGGCCGATTTACAAGACCGATGTTGGATTTGGCGTGGCGAGATTTGATGGCACTGATGACGAAATGGGCAGCGTTAATCCAAGTGCGTTGACCGCTGCGCATTTGTTCGCGGTAGTGAAAATGGATAGCAACACTCCGGCCAGTGGCAAGAGCGGCCTGTGGAACCTCGGCAATACAGGTGGTACTGTCTACCCAAACCCCGGCACCCCGACTCAAATCGTCACTGACACGTTACGAGGCACGCAGCGAACATTCTCCAAGAGTGGCATCGACGTGGCCCAGTGGCGCGTGATAGAAGTGACTTCAAATTCAGGTGGGTGGGAGTTCAAGTTAGACGGAACTTCGCTCGACAGCACTGCCGGGAACTTCAACATTGGTGCATTTCAGTCCATCGGCAGGAGTGGCCCATTCGACAGCAACTATCTCGATGGTGACATGGCGGGATTATATCTCTGTAGTGCGATACTGGGCAGTACGGATCGAACGAACATGATCAACTATCTCAACAGTGAATTCGGTACGAGTGCATCGTGAGTTACGAAAGCGAATCATCGGTCTACGCGAAACCGCTTACCCAGCATAGCGGTCAATTTGCTGACATACTGCGGCGTGATCTTAAACATTCTGGCGATTTCGCAGGTACTCTTACGCTGCGAGATACGCAGGTTCTTGACTTCGGCAATCTGCGCCCGAGCCAGTCTTGTACCACGTCCACGTCGAAGGTTGCTTGCTCGCGTGACGGCTTCGAGGTGTTCGGGATTTACGCATCTTCTATGAAGACATTGTGGGCCACCTGCGCAGGTAAAGTCTTTATTGTGGCATTGATGATCTATTTCAAGACCCTCAGGGATTGGGCCAACGTATCGTTGATAATAAAGACGGTGGGCCAAGACTGGGCGTCGCGCTTGACTGCTATAGCCATAGCCACTGTCGGCAATCCTTCGCTGCCAAACCCAGCACCCATTGTCGTTGATAGTATATTCAGGCGTAGTTTTCCGTCCGTTGTGCCCGTGTATAAACGACAAGGGCTGCCCTTTAACTTGGCCGATTCGGCTTACCGTCTTTGGCGCAATCCGTGTTTCTTGACCGCACCCGCATCTACATAATGACATGGTGATACTTTACCACGAATGGCAACTTACGAAGAAACTGTTTTAGCAGACCTGCCCATCGTCTACTATCGCCTCGATCAACTCGGGTTCGGCGTGGACGGCGAGACTGTGCCTGACATCAGCGGCAACTCACTGGACGCAACTCTCACCATCACTGGCGGTGCTCCGGCATGGGGTCATGCGTCTCCGATTGAAACCGATTCTTCCTCGCGCGAGTTCTGGGGCTACACGAATGACGATCTGTGGAATCCGGCTTTCTTCGGGAGTTCGATCATCAGTCGGCCCAGCGATGTGCTAATGACGCCGTTGCCGAAGGATTTCACCGTGGAAGAATGGCTCAGGCCGATGAATGAGCCGGGACTGGCTGGAACCTTCGCAATGGCCCAGAAGCAGGGCACGGGTGGGACTTCGTTGAGATTCAGTGGCGGGTTCAAGATTGCAGGATTTGCATTCGACAACGCTGCAACTCTCTGGGAGGTTCACGATCCATCGTTTCAAGTGGTGGATCGTCTAGGGGAGTCGTTTCATGTTGTCGTAGTCAGATCAGGCGACGCTCTCGCACTCTACATCAACGGCACGTTGCGCAACTTCGTCACGATCACGAGTGGATTGCCGACGCTGTTCAATTCCTCTCCGTTCAGAATCCACCCCAACGCAGGCGCAGCTACCAATGCTCGTCACGATGAAGTCGCCTACTACAACTACGCGCTGAGTGCTAGTCGAATTCTCATCCATTATGAAGCCGCACTGAACGAACTTCTCATGCGCGGCGAGTCGAACATTCGCACGACGGCCATTCTCAACGGGACAGATGAACCTGATCCAGTCGCGTACTCATTCAGACACAACTGGGACAAGCCGGTGGTGGAGAGATTCCGCTGGCGTACTTCAGTGTTCAAGCCGACTGATGGCACGACTTCACTCCGTCGTCAGCGCTCAGCCCCACGGAGACAGGTTGAGTACCAGCATCTCCTCTACAGTGAGAGGTTGCGACAGCAGTTCGAGGCGAGGTCACTTGGTGGACGAACTGCGCTGGTCCAGTTTGAGCCGGACAAGGTGCGACTCGCGTCTCTCAGCTCAGGTGCAACGACAGCTACGTTCGACACCACTCTCCGCGACTTCGAGATTGGTCATCGAGTGTTGTTCTACCAAGACGACGACACTTACGAATTCGCCACGTTGACAGATGTCACCGACGACGGGATCGAGTGGGATGAACCCCTCAGTCAGAACTACAGCAATGTCTGGGTCAAGCCTGCACGAGTCGCGAGACTTCCAGTTGAGCAGGAGCTAGAACTCCAAACGGACATTTACGCAGACACTTCCACGATCTACGAATATCTCCCTGAAGACGAGCCCCTCAACCCGCGACGAATCACTCCATTCACTCCCACTCTATTCCACTTCTCGCGTGAGTGCTTCGATCTCAGTGAGTGGCAGGGACATGATTACAGTGAGTTGCCGCAGATCAACTTCGTCTCAGATCGAACCGAGTTGGATGACGGTACAGGAATCGTCTCAGCCAAGCAATATCGCTGGGGTGCTGAGATGACGCAGCCGTACAGCATGAATTTGCAAGGTAGGGAGACAATCGCGAAGTATCTCGGCTGGATCTACGAACGCGCGGGCCAGTCGAATCCCTTCTGGATGCCGACATTCCGCAACGATCTCACGGCACTCAGTCGCAGTGGAGACGATCTCACAGTGAGAGGACACGAGTATACGAATCTGTACGCGAGTGCGGATACGAGACTGGACTTAGCATTTGTCTACTTTAACAACACGACAGTAACGCGACGAGTCGAATCTGCTGCGCCGAGTGGTGGGGATGATGTACTGACGCTCACTTCTGCTGTGCCGACACTGGTAGGGTTGCGCTATCTCTCATTCCTGCGCCGAGTGATGCTGAGTAGTGATGATTTGGAGATCGCGTGGCAGACTGACAACGTGGTGCGAGTGGCGTTTGCGGTGATAGATGCGCCACTGGATGTCGAGCTGGGCTCCCCGTCAATTAGCCCCTCTCCGTCAGCGTCGATCTCAACCTCCACCTCTCCTTCAGCTAGTGCGAGCAGATCACTTTCCCCTTCGTCATCAGCCTCTCCCTCTGCTAGTATGAGTACGAGTACGTCTGCCAGCGTCTCGCCCTCTCATAGTAGCTCCGCTAGTCCAAGTCCGTCAGTGTAAAAGCGAAAGGAATTCCCCTATGGCCCAAATCAATGTAAGCGCTGGTCAGAACCTGCAACTTGCCATCGATACTGCTCAGTCCGGCTCAATTATCTCAATCGAAGCAGGTGCGACTTTCCCCGGCCCAATCGTCCTCCCGCCGGACAAGCCGTTAACGTTGCAGAGTTCGCGTCTCGCGGAGATCGCACCGGACAAACGAGTCTCTCCTGACGACTCAGGAAAGATGCCGAAGCTGATTGCACCTCCTGGGGATCGGGCGATTAAGACGACAGCGAGAGCCAGAGAATGTAATCTCCTTGGACTGGAGACGACACATGATCCGCTCACTGGTATTCACACGTTAATTGCGCTCGGCGACGGAGATCAGACTGTTCTGGAAGACATCCCGCACTCGCTCACACTTGACCGTTGCTACATTCACGGTCACGCAAGTCGCCCCAGTGTGCGAGGAATTGCGCTCAACTCAGCCAAGACCGACATCCTCAACTGCTACATCTCCGACATTCACAGTGCTGACGTGGATAGTCAGGCAATCTGCGGCTGGGCGGGGCCGGGGCCGTACAGGATTCTCAACGGCTATTTTGAAGCAGCCGGGGAAAACATCATGTTCGGCGGGGCAGATCCTAAGATCGCGGGATTGATTCCTTCCGATATCGAGATCCGCCGTTCGCACTGTTTCAAACCGTTGACGTGGAAAGTGGGCCATCCGACCTACGCGGGAAGAGACTGGTCCATCAAGAATCTTTTTGAGACAAAGAATCTACGCCGGGCAATAGTTGAAGGAAACATCTTTGAGAATAACTGGACCGACTCACAGGCAGGATCAGGGATCGTCATCAAGTGCAACAATCAGGATGCGACTGCGCCGTGGTCGGTGACGGAGGATCTGCTATTCCAGTACAACACGGTGATCTCGGAAGCGGGGCTGAATCTGCTGATGATCGAGAACCTGCCGAAGATCAGCGCGATTGGCAAGCGCAACTACTTCCGTCATTGCCTGTTCATCGTCGAGCGGCTGGCATTCCAAGGTCCAGTCAACGGCGAGGATATTCAGATCGAGCACGTCACATGGATCGTTAACCGTGGTCAGGTATTTGAACTCTACGGCCAGCCTACAAAGGATCTCAAGTTCAACAACAACCTTGGATGGAAAGCTGAGTACGGCATCAGAAGTGACGCTGGAGAAGGGACTGCGGCGTTTGAAAAATACGCAATTGGATGGCAAGCGGTCGGGAGCGTGATCGCAGGAGCGGATGCGGCAAGGTATCCAACTGGCAACTTCTTCCCAGCGACAATGGCAGAGGTAAAATTAGGAACCGATTACAAGCTCACTGCGGATTCGCCCTACAAAGGGAAAGCGACTGACGGTACCGACCCCGGCTGTGATATGGATGCACTGCTCGCTGCGCAATCTGGAAACGTTGTGAGCGTACCGCCAACTACGCCAACTGAGCCTCCAGTGAGTACCATTCCAATTGTGACTGTAACTTCGCCTGCCAATGGAACTACAGTCTCAGGAACAATCATTGTAACCGCCACAGTTACAAACGCTGAAGTTGGAGACGTTTATCTCATGGTGGATGATGTTACTTCAGGCCACGTAACTGCTGCGCCTTACGAGTTCAAGGTGGACACGATCAAGTTAACTGAAGGTAGCCATTCGTTTTGGGTGCGAGCTTGGAATACAACTGGACAGGCGGGAGATTCAGCGCGAGTGCAGGTGACGGTAAAGAATGTTGCAGTGCCGCCGCTGCCGACTCCATGCTCGATCTCCGCACCAGTATCAGTCTCAGTCCCGCGCAATGGGACTGGAGTGATTTCAGTGACCTTGCAGAATCTAAACAGCCCAACTGTCGTCAATGTTCTCGGGAGCGATGGTCAAGTTACCGTGTCGCCGCTGAGCTGGAACGCAGGGCCGACGAGTACGGTGAAACAGTTCAGTGTTCGTGCTAAGAAACAAAGTCGCACGATTACGTTCTCGTCTGGGTGTGGGGTGGCGGTTGTTAAGGTGAATGTCATCTAATGCGAGTAGTTGTAATAAGCGACACGCATACTTTCGAGGACCGGATCTCTATACCCGATGGCGACGTTCTCATTCACGCCGGAGATTTCACAATTGAGGGAGCAGTCGCGGAGGTTTCTCGTTTCTGCGCGTGGCTGCACAAGCAACCACATCGTCACAAGATCGTTGTAGCAGGTAATCACGACTGGCTATTTGAGAAGTCGCCTAAACAAGCCCGAGCCTTCATTGAAAACGTTCCCTCTGCATATTACCTGCAAGATTCAGCCATCAAAATTCAAGGTGTGACATTCTACGGCGCGCCTTGGCAACCGTCTTTCTGCAACTGGGCCTTTAACGTAGATCGCGGCGAACCGATCAAGCACTACTGGGATCGTATTCCATCCTGCGACGTGCTTATTACCCACGGCCCGCCTTGGGGTATTCTTGATTACGTAAAACTAGGCCAGCCGCATTTAGGCTGCGAGGAGTTAATAAAGGCCGTCGGGCGGGTAAGGCCGCGCTTTCACGTATTTGGGCACATTCACGGCGGCTACGGCCAATGGCGGATAAATGGCACAAGGTTTATAAACGCCTCGATCTGCGACGAAGCCTACAACCCTGTTAATCCCGCTATCGTGTTTGAGGTATAGAAAAGAGCCGACAAGGTTTGCCGAGACACAACCCCAAGTGTAGTCGCAGCAGCATTCGGCCCGAGCGAAAATGACCCGCGCCCTTATTCATGCGTCGATTCGCATACAAAGCAAATGGAATGGGAGCTAATTGCTCACAATGTTGCGCGGGTCAAAGGAATTGGTCGGGGTGGCAAGACTCGAACTTGCGTCCTCTTGCTCCCAAGGCAAGCGCGCGGCCATCTGCGCTACACCCCGATTTGCGACTGAGGCTCACTGGTCAACCACGCGCCACCCATCCCGAGATTTGTCTTCTTACGTTATGAGCGTAAGGACGTTGGGCCTAAGCCTTGTCCGTTGTGTGAGCGCGAGACGTTTCCGACTCTCTCAGACGCGAGGCGCAGTATACACTAAAAACACCAACGCCTCGACAAGTTTATGAGCCCGCCGAGGCGCCGTGCGTCCGAATCGAGAGCTACAAGTAGCGAAGCGATCAG